AGGTGTTTTACAACCTGTAAGAAATCATTTTATGAAACCCATGATTATTAGTTCTGGTTTTAGATGTAAAGAATTAAATACTAAAATAGGTGGAAGTAAAACATCACAACATGTGTTAGGTCAAGCAGCTGATATAGAAGTATTAGGAGTTAGTAATCTAGAACTTAGTGATTGGATACACACTAATTTAGAGTATGATCAACTTATATTAGAATTTTATAATGAAAAAGAAGGACCGCATTCAGGATGGGTACATGTTTCTTTTGATAAAGGTTATAATAAACATGACTATAAAGAAGCTTATAAAAATGAACAAGGTCAAACAAGGTATAGATTAAGATAATGGATAAAAAATAAATGGCGATGAATAGAGGAAGTATGAGGCAACAAATAACTAAGCCTCCACAAAAGAAAAAGTTTTTAAAAGCAAGAAAAGGTAAAGCAATTAAAAAAGTTAAAAAAAAGGTCGTGTAGACACAATTAACAAAAAGGTTTAAAATATAGTATGACTAAATTATGTCCAAGAGGTAAAGCAGCAGCAAAAAGAAAGTTTAAGGTTTATCCTTCAGCTTATGCAAATGCGTATGCTTCAAAAATATGTGCAGGCAAAGCCAAAGACCCAAGTGGTGTTAAAAGAAAAGATTGGGGACCTAAAAAAGCTAATAAAGGAGCTATGATGAAAAAGTATAATAAAGGTGATGAAGTAAAAGTAAAACGAATTGATCCCTTAGCAGAAAGAATGAGTAAAACTGGTTTTGTTCCAGGTGGGGGTAAAGGGGTAAGTAAAGCTAAAGTAAAAAAGAAAAAACCAATGACCACAGAACAGGTTGCTGCGGCAAGAAGAAATCAACTTCCGATTAGTACAAAAATGGAAGGTAAAAAATATGGTTTAAAAATTCCTACAAAAAGATTTGATAGCAAAGGTAAAGATAAGTTTGCACAATTTAAAAAACTAGTCTTAAAAAAAAGAAATAGAAAAAACCCTACTAGAGATTTTTTACCTAGGGCAGGTCAAACTACAGTAAGAGAGGCTCATTATCAGACTTATGGACCTAATTATAAAAAAACAAAAAAACCAGATGATAAATTTGAAAAATACAGCAAAGGTGGAAACATGAAAATTAAAAAAGCAAATATGGGGGCAGCCATGATGTTTAAAGATGACATTAGAGGCAAAGGAGCGTTATTACCAATGTTCGGTTTGGCAGGTATGGCAAAATATCAATCAATGAATAAAAAGAAAAACAATATGCCTGAAGATAAAAAAGCATCAGGTATAACTAAAAAAGAAACACAAGGTTTGGCTGGAGGCGGTATGCCTGAGCCAACAGGATCAGGTTCTTATATAAAACAAGACATTGACGGTGATGAAAGTTTTACTAACGCTTCTGCTCAAGCTTATTATAAAGATTTGTTAGATTAATGTCAGGACTGAAGAAATGGTTTTCTGAAAAGTGGGTTGATGTAGGAAGTAAGAAAAAAGATGGAAGTTATTCTAAGTGTGGAAGAAGTAAACAAAAAGCAGATGCAAAAAGAAAGTATCCTAAATGTGTACCACTTGCAAAAGCACAAAGAATGACAGAAGGCGAAAAAAGAAGTGCAGTGAAAAGAAAAAGAGCAAAAGCTCAAGGTGTTGGTGGTAAGCCAACAAATGTTAAAACATTTACAGCCTTTAAAGGCGGTATGGCAGATAAATATTATAATGGAGTTTTGTAATGACGGTAAAGATAGGTAAAGAAAAATTTGGAGATGATTTTAAAAAAGGTGATTACCTTAAAAGATTGAAAAAAAAAGGTACTACTAAAGATCTTACTAAATATAAAGTAAAAAAAATAAAAATAGATAACAAAGCTGTTGGAGGTTCTGCAAAAGCAGAAAAAGGTTCCACAGACTTTGGTATGTTGTCTGTAAAAGCTGGTATTGATAAAAACCCTAACCCAACTAAAGCAGATAGAATTGCTGGAGCTAAAATGAAAAAACCGCAAGGAGCTTTTTTAGGTAAAATTTTTAGTCAAGATAAAATAAAAGAAATGTTTTCTAGGATTAAAGGAGATCAAGCAATAAAAGACCCACAAGCATATAGACAAGCTTATAACAAGTATGCAACTGCTTATGGAAACGAACCAATGAAAAACCCAGATAATCAAAAAAATCAAGAAAACCAAAAACCTCAAGTAATGGCTAAAGACGGTCAGTTTGTTGAAGATCATTCAAGGGGTGGTAGAAGAGCTATTCGTGGAACTAAATTTAAAGGAGTATTTTAAAATGGCGGGTGAAACAATGAGTAAATTTAAAAAGTTTTTAGCAAGTGGTAAAAAACCAGTATCTGCACCTGGTAAAGGAGCACGTCCAGAAGGTTCTCCTAAAGCAACTGTGTTTAAAAGTAAAACAAATAAAACAACTAAAAAACCTGTTGCAAATAAAAAATCACAATTTAAAACAGCAGTAGAAAGATCACAAAACAACGCAAGAAGAGCAAAAAACCTTAAAGGTACTTCTACAAAAAAAACAGAAATAAAAAAAGGACAAGATATTCCTAAAATTTTACGAAATGCTATACAAGGTAATAAAGTAGATATGAAAAAAATAGATTCTGTTAAAAAAGGTAGAGCTGCTGATGAAGCAATAGGTCGTAAACCTGGATCTGGTGTTTTTTACGATAAAGATAGGAAAAAAATGTTGGCGGCTGTAACTAAAGAACAATTAGCTAAATCAGGTTTATCTTTAAATGCATATTTAAATCAACAAAGAGGACTTACCGCAAGAAAAAAAACTACTACACCTAAAGCAAACAATAAAGTAACTTCACAATATACTCAACAACAAAAAGGCTACAAGGCAGGAGGCATGACTAAAAGAAGTTTTGGTGGTATGGCTATCAAAGGTGTAAAAGATCCGAGTAAAATATTTAAAGGTTAGGGTGACTAATGGCAACATCAGGAACAACAACATTCGATTTAAACATAGACGATATTATAGAGGAGGCCTATGAAAGGTGTGGAGTACGCACTAATAGTGGGTACGATTTAAAATCGGCAAGAAGAAGTTTAAACATTCTTTTCAGCGAATGGGGAAACCGAGGAGTGCATCTTTGGAAGGTTCATCTTCAAGAACAAACACTGACAGCGGGTACCAGGACTTATACCGCACCAACCGATGCAAACGATATCTTAGAAGCTTACATAAGCACTACAACAGCAGTAACGACTGCAACGAACGAAGTATCCTTGACGAAGATTTCAAGGAGTGAGTATGCAGCTTTACCTAATAAAGGTTCACAAGGTCAGCCTAGTCAGTATTATGTAGATAGACAAACAGTGCCTACTATTACATTATATCAAACACCTGATGCTACTACTTACACACATTTAAAATATTATTATTTAAAAAGGATTCAAGATGCAGGCAACTATACTAATCAAGCTGACGTGGTCTTTAGATTTATTCCATGTATGGTGGCTGGTCTTGCCTACTACTTGAGTATGAAAAGAGCACCACAGTTGGTGCAACAAAATAAACTTTTATATGAAGATGAGTTAAATAGAGCTTTGACTGAAGATGGACAAAGAACTTCTGTTTTCATTACTCCTCAAACTTACTATCCTCAAGGTGCGTAATGTCAGACGAGAAAAAATTTAAAGTACATACTTCTTTAAGCGGGATAATGGGTTTTAATCCATTAACTGAAATAGATAAACTTAAAGATAGTGTAAGACGTAAAAAAGGCACTAGAAAAAAACCAAAAATTGTTAAAAAAAACAGTGGGGGCCTGATTAAAGGACAAGGGGCTTCTATGAAACCAAGAACATTTAAGGTGTATTAATGGCATACGCTAGAGGTAAATATGCAAAAGCAATATCAGATAGATCAGGTATGGCTTTTCCTTATAATGAAATGGTAACAGAGTGGAATGGTTCTTTTGTTCATCGTTCTGAGTTTGAACCAAAACATCCACAAATAAGAAGAAAGCATATTAAAGCAGATGCTGTTGCTTTAGCAAACGCAAGACCTAGACAAAAAGATGATAATAGAGATTTTTTACTTTATATTACTTCAGGTTTTTTTACTGAAGGTGGTGATAGCGGAATAAATAGCGGTGCGAGTATGACAGCAGACCAAAGTAATGGTATACTAGGAACTAATTTAACAAGTTTTGAAGCAACATCTTCTATTGGGGAGGTAACCATAGTAATATCATGACTATATCACATGCAAATTTTTTAACTCAAGTTCGATCTTATACAGAAGTAGATTCTAATGTTTTGACAGATACTTTAATGGATCAGTTTATTAGAAACACTGAATTAGATATTGCAGGTAAAGTTGATTATGATGACATTAGGAAATATGTGACAGCTGTTACAGGAACGCAAAGATACTTAAATGTACCAGATGATTGTTTAGTTATACGTTCTGTACAAGTAATAAGTAGTAGCACTAGAGATTTTTTAGCAAAAAGAGACACATCTTTTATGGGTGAATTTAATCCTACAGATGCAACAGGTTTACCAAAATACTTTGCTAATTGGGATGATAAAAATATTGTTTTTGCACCAGTACCTGATCAAGCTTATGAAATACAATTAAACTATATTAAAGATCCAGATCATTTTAATTCAACTACAGAAACTTTTTTATCGAAGCATCAAGAAAATTTATTATTGTACGGTGTTTTAGTAGAGTGTTTTAGTTATTTAAAAGGCCCTATGGATATGTACAAACTGTACCAAACAAAGTATAATGAAGAGATGCAGACGTTTATGAATGCTCAAATGGGTAGACGAAGACGTTCTGAGTATGACGATGGTGTTTTAAGATTACCCATGGAATCTAAATCACCTTAATTTTTAAAGGAGTAAAATATGGCAATAACAACAAGTGTGGTATGTAATGTATTTAAAACAGACGTTCTAAAAGGAGTGCATGATTTTACAGCAGCACCTACTGGAAATAGTTTTAAATTAAGTATGTATACATCAAGTGCAACTCTTGGTAAATCAACAACTTCTTTCACAACAGACAATCAAGTGTCTTCACCTTCTGGTTATAGTTCAGGTGGTAAAGCATTAGTAAATGTAACTCCAACTTTGAGTACAGATACTGCTGTTTGTGATTTTGCAGATTTATCTTTTGTAGGTGTTACACTTACAGCAAGAGGTGCTTTAATTTATAACGACACAGCTTCTGGTGATCCAGCAGTTGCAGTTTTAGATTTTGGTGGAGATAAAACAGCTACTTCAGGTACATTTACAATACAGTTTCCAACTGCTGACGCATCAAATGCTATTTTAAGAATAGCTTAAATAAAAGGAGCTTGGTTCGGTGACTACTAGAACAATTACAGTTACAGTATCCAATCCAGGTTCTGGGAATAAGTATTTTTTAGACGGTGCTCAACAAGCTACTATTGTATTAGCTGAAGGAGGTACTTATGTTTTTGATCAAGCTGATAGCTCTAATGAATACCATCCTCTTAGGTTTTCTACTACTTCAGATGGTACTCATAATAGTGGAAGTGAGTACACTACTGGTGTAACTACAAGTGGCACACCAGGTAATGCTGGTGCTAAAACAACTATCGTAGTTGCATCTTCTGCTCCAGTTCTTTATTACTATTGCTCTAATCATTCTGGTATGGGTGGCACAGCTAATACCGAAGCATCTACCACATGGGGTTTACTATCATGGAGTGAAGGTAATTGGGGAGCACAAAATAATGTAGATTTATCCGTAACTGGAGTAAACACTACATCCTCTATAGGTACACCAACAATTGATGCAGAAATTGGTTTAGGTTGGGGTAGAAATTCTTGGGGTTTACTTAACTGGGGTCAAAATGTAGGAGGAGCTGAAGTATCACCAACTGGATTAAGTGTCTCTAGTACAGTTGGATCTGTTACTCCTGTTGGAGAGATAAACAGTGGTTGGGGTCGTGGCTCTTGGGGTAATAGAGCATGGGATGCTGCTTATACAGTAGCAGTGTCTGGTGTTGTTGGAACAACATCTATTGGAACAGCTACAGCAAAAGCAGACTTTACTATATCTGTAACTGGTGTAGCGACAACTTCTGCTATAGGAGGAAACACTACAACAACCTCTGTATCTTTAGCAGTATCTGGTTTACCTATAACAAGTTCTTTAGGAACAGTTGATTTTGATGGAGATGCAACTGTAGGAATTACTGGTGTAGCTATGACATCATCGACAGGTACACCAATTATTGCACCTCTTACATTAGTAAATGTTACTGGAGTATCAGCGACAACATCTATTGGAAGTGTATCTTTTTCAATAACAGGATCTACAAGTGTAACTGGTGTTGCAGTAAATGGAGCAATGGGTTCTATAGTTCCTATATCTACTTATGGTGTAACTGGTGTTTCACTTACATCAACAGCAGTTGCTCCAACAGAAGTAACAGGCACTGGCTTAATAGATGATGTAACAGGTGTAGTATTGACGAGCAACGTAGGAAGTGTAATAATAATATCATGGTCAGAAATAAACACGGGTACACAAACAACGTGGACCGAGATAACAACAGCGGCATAATAAAGGAATAAAATATGGCATCAACATACTCATCAGATTTAAAACTGGAACTCATGGCTACTGGTGAAAACGCTGGTACATGGGGAACAAAAACAAATACAAATTTAAATTTAGTACAACAAGCAATAGGTGGCTTTGAACAAGTAAGTGTTAGTAGTGGAGCAACTGTTGCTTTAGCTATGTCAAACGCATCTATATCTAATGCAAGAAATATGGTTATAAAAGTAGCTTCTGTTACCCTATCAGGAGCTACTGTAGTAACTGTTCCAGACAGTATAGAAAAAATGTATATTTTTGATATAACAGCAGTAACTAATCCTACAAACTTAACAATTAAAACAGCAAGTGGTTCTGGTTTTGTAACCGACCAAGCAAAAATGTACTTTGCATATGCTGATGGAACTAATCTTAATGAAGTGTCTTTAGATACTTTAGGTGGTGCTGTTGGGGTAGCAAGTTTACCAACAGTAACTGTAGCAAAAGGTGGTACAGGTTTAACTTCTGTAGGTAGTGCTAATCAATCTTTATCAGTAAACTCAGGAGCAAGTGCTTTAGAGTTTCAAACAGTAAAATTACCAGGTAAAGAAACTATATGGGTGCCAGCAAATGCTATGTACCCTAATACAACAAATGGTGCAGAAGCAGCTCAAGTAGAATTAAGTAATGGACCTGAGATAAAGGTATTAGACTTTGACGCTAGTTCAGATGAAAATGCACAATTTGCAGTAGCTTTTCCTAAATCATGGAATGAAGGAACAATAACTTTTCAAGCATTTTTTACAGTTACAGGAACAAACACAGGTACAGTAGCTTGGGGATTATCTGGTGTAGCAATTTCAGATAATGACTCTTGCAACACAGCATTTGGAACTAACGTAGTTGCAACTGCTAAAGCACATAGTGGAACATCAAATGATTTAGATGTTGCTGCAGAAAGTGGAGCTGTAACTATAGCTGGTTCACCAGCAGCAGGAGATCAAGTATTCTTTCAAGTAATGAGAGATGTTTCTGCTGATGACCAATCAGGAGATGCTAGATTATTAGGTATAAAATTATTTTTTACAACTGACGCATCAAATGATACTTAAAGGTTAATTTAAGCATATGACTAGTTTTGGATATAATATATTAGGTTTTGGCTCTGGTGGTGCTTCTTTAGGTGCTCCATATAATATAGATACATTAGTTATTGCTGGTGGAGGTGGAGGTACTACATCTTCTGGTGGTAATGGTTTTGGCTCTGGTGGTGGAGGTGCTGGTGGTCAGCTTGCCGCCACAAGTTTAGAAGTTCATTCAGGCTCAGATTATACTGTAACAGTAGGTGCTGGAGCTTCACCTGCGTCTATTGGTACAAATGGATCTAACTCAGTTTTTTCAGGTGGTGAAGTAACAACTCAAACTGCAATAGGTGGTGGTGGTGCTGGTGGTAAACAATCAGGACATGAGTCTGGTAAAGATGGAGGTTCAGGAGGTGGAGGAAACCGAAATGGCTCTCACACTGGTGGTTCTGGAACTTCTGGACAAGGAAATGATGGTGGTTCTCCTCAAAGAAGTGTTTATCAAGATAATGACCGAGGTTCTGGTGGAGGTGGTGCTGGTGGTGTAGGTCAAGATGCTAAAGATGGAGGTCAAGGTGGTACAGGTAGTAATACTTATTCAGCTTGGGCAACTGCAACATCAACAGGAGATAATGGATATTATGCCTCTGGAGGTGGTGGAGGTAGAGGAGATGCTGTAGGTGGTGCTACTGCTTCTGATGGAGGTGGTGGAGATGGTGCAATATCAAGTAATACAGGTGCTGATGGTTCAGCAAATACTGGAGGTGGTGCTGGAGGTGGTGGTTCATCACCAGGTGCTTCTGGAAATGGTGGGTCTGGTGGATCTGGCATAGTTATAATTAGATATCAAAGTGGTACACAATTAGGAACAGGAGGCTCAGTAACTTCAAGTGGAGGTTACTATTATCATACATTCACATCATCAGGAACATACACAGCATAATGGCACATTTCGCAAAATTAAATGAAAACAATTTAGTCTTAGAAGTAATAGTAGTAGCAGATAGTGATGCACCTACTGAAGCAGAAGGGCAAACTTTTTTACAAAATTTATATAAAAATACAATAACGTATAAACAAACATCTTATAATACTATTGCTGGTGAACATAAACTAGGTGGCACACCATTTAGAAAAAACTATGCTGGTGTTGGTTATACATATGATGCTAGTAAAGATGCTTTTATACCTCCAAAGCCTTATAATAGCTGGACATTGAATGAAGATACTTGTCAATGGGAAGCACCAGTCGCATATCCAGATGACGGAAAAAGTTATGTATGGAAAGAAGATACCCAAACATGGGTATTATTTTATGGAAAAGACTTTTTTGATGCAAAAAGTACATGAAAAATAAAATAAAAAAAATTTATCAAAAGATTGAAAAAAGATTGTTTGGTAAACTATATGTCTCTAGCAACTAACTTAAAAAAAGCAGAGTATTATGGCTTTAAGTGAAATCAAAATAGCACCTGGTATTAACAAACAGGTTACTCCTACAGGAGCACAAGGTAAATGGGTTGATTGTGACAATGTTCGTTTTCGTTATGGTTATCCTGAAAAAATAGGTGGTTGGGAACAAGCATCTACTAATACATTAGTAGGTGTTACAAGAGCCATGCACATTTGGGCTGACAAACTAGGTCGAAGATTTATTGCTGTAGGAACAAACAAAGCTTTATTTATTTACTATGCTGGAGCTTTTTATGATATTTCTCCTTTAGGTACTGCACTTACTTCTTGCACCTTTACTTCTACCAATGGTTCAGCAACAGTCACTATAAATAAAGTAGCTCATGGATTAGTAGAAGGAGATTTATTTTTATTTTCAAGTGTTACATTACCTGGTGGGGGAGCTACTTCTTTTACTGGTGCTGATTTTACAACAAATACTTTTCAAGTAGTAACAGCTTTATCAGACAGTTTTACAGTAACTATGTCGGCTAATGAAACAGGAACAGCTATGTCTGCTGCTGGAAGTTGTACCGTCACACCTTATTTTAGTATTGGTGATTCTATACAAGTAGCAGGTTATGGTTTTGGCACTGGTCGTTATGGTGGAGAAGCTTTTCCTATAGCATCAGACACATTAGATGGTGCTTTGTTAAATGATAGTGCGGGTACAGGTGGTTCTGGTACAAGTATTACTTTAGATTCTACTACTAATTTTTTATCTACTGGTGGAACTATATTAATAGATAATGAATTAATTACTTATAGTGGTAAAGCTGGAGCAAATCTTACAGGTATAACAAGAGGAGCTTCTGGCACTGCAACAGCCTCCCACAATGATGGAGCAACAGTAATTGAAGCATCAAGTTATTTTGGTTGGGGAGATGCAACAAATGAAGCTGTAACTGTATTAGAACCTGGTAATTGGTCTTTAGATAATTTTGGTGAAATATTAATAGGTACTATAAGAAACAACAAATCATTTCAATGGAACCCTAGTGCTTCTTCTCCTTTAACAACCAGAGCAACAGTAATATCAGGAGCACCAGAAAAAAGTGTTATGACTTTAGTTTCTGATAGAGATAGACATTTAATTCATTTAGGAACAGAACCAACTATAGCTAGTGGCACACAAGATAAAATGTTTATACGTTTTTCAGATCAAGAAAGTTTAACAGATTATGCTCCTACTTCTGTAAACACAGCTGGTACGTTTAGAATAGATAATGGTACAAAAATAGTAGGAGGCGTAAATGCTGGTTCTTACAATTTAATTCTTACAAATACAGCGGCATACACTATGCGTTTTATTGGACCTCCTTTTACTTTTGGTATCGAACAAGCTGGAGCAAACTGTGGTTTGATATCACAACATGGAGTAGTGTCCGTAAATGGTGTATCTTATTGGATGGGACAAGCTGGTGGTTTTTATTTATTTGATGGTACTGTGAAAAAAATACCTTGTTCAGTCGAAGATTTTGTTTTTACTACTATTGATGATGGTGATTTAGGTTTAAACTTTGATTCTTCTGATGTTATATTTGCTGGTTACAATTCTTTATTTGGTGAAATAAATTGGTTTTACCCATCAGCAAATTCTAATCAAATAGATAGAGTAGTTACTTATAATTATTTAGAACAAGTTTGGACAGTAGGTTCTCTTGCAAGAACAACGTATTATGACAAAACAGTTTTCGATAATCCTTATGCAAGTGATTATGACTCAACTGGAATACCAACGTTTCCTACAATACAAGGAGTTACAAATGTAAATGGAGCAACGACTTTATACGAACATGAAGTAGGTAACAATCAAGTAAACAATACTGCAACAACCCCTATAATAGGAAGTATACAAAGTGGTGATTTTGAAGTGACTACACAAGATGGAATGGGTGAATTTTTTATAAAGGTAAGAAGATTTGTACCAGACTTTAGAGCTCTCACTGGTAATGCACAAGTTACTATAAACTTAAAAGATTTTCCAAGTGATACAGAAGTAAGTAGTAGTTTAGGACCGTTTACAGTAACACCTACAACACAAAAAGTAGATACTAGAGCAAGAGCAAGAGCGGCTAGTTTAAAAATAGAAAACACTACTACAAATGAAACATGGCGTTATGGAACTTTTAAAGCTGATACACAAATGGATGGTAGAAGATAATGGCAAAAATAATTACAAACATACCAGATCCAAAAGCAGAATATAGTGTAGAGAACCAAAGATTAATAAACTTAGCTTTGAATCAAATAGTACAAAAATTAAATACTTCCTACCAAGAAGATTTAAAAAATGAAGTAGAACGCTACACTTGGTTTAAGTCAGGAGGTATAGGTGGCTAATATTTATAAAAACGCACAGTTTGATTTAACAACTACTAATGCAACTGATATTTATACAGTTCCATCAAACTCTAGAGCTATTGTACAAAATATACATATGGCTAACATTGGCTCAGGAAATGTTGTAGTACATGCTCATATTTATGACAGTTCTGTAACTACACAATTTACTTTTGCAAAACATATCATTGCAACTAGTAATTCACAATCAGTATCTGATGGATCAATTGTATTAGAAGAAAACGATGTATTAAGAGTACAGGCAGATAGTGCTAACGATATAGAAGGAACAGCAGCTATACTAGAAATTAATCGATCTGATTCTAATGGGTAAGCTTGATGACAGAGAGCGTAGATTAAAAGCAAAAGGCTTTTGGTTTCAAAAACCTAAAAAAATAAAAACTTGGCAAAATCATATTTTTCCTATAATTTTAATTTTAAGTTTAGTATGTTATTTACATAGTTACTCATATGCAATTACACCAAGCTATATACAAAATAGAAAAAACATTATCCCAAAAATGGTGTAAGAATTTAATAAAATATATGGATGTTCAATGTACTGAAAAGGCTAAAGTATTAATTGATGGAAAAGATGTAGAAGATACAAGTCAAAGAAATGTTTACACACATGGTTTAGATCCAGAAAACCCAAACGATGAAATATATATTAACTATTTACTAAGTGTTATGAATAATTCTTTAAAAAGTTATTCGAAAATATTTTCTTATTTAAGACAATGTTCCCCTCAAGATATAAGTTTATTAAAATATAAAAAAGGTAATTTTTATAAAACACATGTTGATTCGTTTCATACAGTAAATAGACAATTGTCTTTTATTATAAATTTAAATGAAGAATATACAGGAGGAGATGTAGTTTTTTATCACCCTCATACTACAGAGCCTTATTCAAAAGTATCTTTAAAGCAAGGTGATTTATTAATGTTTCCAAGTAATTTTTTATATCCACATAGTGTTACAGAAATAACAAAAGGTGTTCGTTATAGTTGTGTTAGTTGGTACAGTTAAACGTTGACAACTTATTTAGATATAATACAATATTTTAATGAAAACGATAAAATGCGAATCACAAGAAACTTATAGAAACAAAAAAACTAATGTAGTTTATGCTTCAAAAAATGAGGCACAACAGGATGTGGATAACCCTAATACAGATACAAAACAAGAAGACATTGTTACAGATGTAAATATCCTTATTCCTCCTGAAGCATTAAGTTTAATAAGCGGGACTAAGAAATAATGTTTCCTAAAGGAGGCACAGAGATACAACATCATTTTTTAGATCATTATGTTGACGAAGAGTTATTAAAGAACTTTCAAATATGCACTTCTATACCTGGTAAAATACCTCTTGATAATAATAAAGTAAATATTCTTTGGCAAAAAAATAGTTACGATCAACCTAATATATACCCTTGGTTTGAAGATAAAAACAACCACAACCAGTTTGACTGGTACGTGTTTAATTCACACTGGAACTATGAAAAGTTTAGATACAAGTTTGATATACCCACACACAAATGTCATGTAATTAAAAATGGAGTAACAAACTTTCCTGTTCTAACTCCTTACAAACATGGGGACATGGTACGAATGTTATTTCACGTAACTCCTTGGAGAGGTTTAAATGTGTTGCTTGGTGCAATGCAACAACTACAAGATTGTAATGTACATCTTGATGTGTTTAGTAGTTGTAAAATATATGGGGAAGAATTTGAACAAGCAAATGAAGCTAAGTATGAACCTTTGTATGAGCAAGCAAGAAAGTTAGAGAACGTAAACTATATTGGTTACAAAGAACATTCATTTATACAAAAGTTTATGTACCGCTATCACATGTTTGCTTACCCTAGTATATGGGAAGAGACAAGTTGTAATGCTGCATTAGAAGCTATGGCCGCAGGATTATATTGTATCGTGACTAATTATGGTGCTTTATATGAAACATGTTCCGAGTTCCCTGCTTATGTTACCTATGATAAGGATTACAAAAGATTGTCTACTGTATTTGCTAACGCTATTCGTAGTTCAGTAGCCACGCTTCACGAACCAGGGGTATTTGAACATTTACAAATGCAACAAGACTTTGTAAAGAAGTTTTATAGTTGGGATAAAAAGAAATTAGAATGGACTAACTTTTTAACTGGGATATTAAATGAAAGAGCAAGAACCTCTGTACACGCCTGACGCTACATGGTTAGAAAACAATAACATAAAATTATTTGTAGCTACTCCTGTGCATAGTCAGGTATCGATACACTACATGCAATCTGTTTTTAAATTACAAGCACAATGTCATGAAAAAAACATTCCTATCATGTTACAGTTAATGAAATCTTCTTTGATAACGCAAGGTCGTAATTTATGCGTATCAGAATTTTTACTTACTGATTGTACGCATATGTTATTTATTGATAGCGATATACAGTTTAGTGCTGAGTCTATTTTTAAAATGATATGTAAAGATCAAGAGATATTGAGTATACCGTATCCTATGAAAAATATATTATGGGATAAAGTATGTGACAAATGGAGAGACATTCCTGATTTAGATTTTACGCAATTGTCTACATCAGGTAATAAATACCCTGTACGTTTAAAAGATGCAGAAGACGATATAAACATGTGCGATGAAATGATTGAGCTATCACATTCTATGACAGGTTGTATGTTGATAAAAAGAGAAGCATTAAATAAAATGATACAAGCTTATCCCGATCTTATTATAAAACAAGAAACGATGATAGACGGAACACAACAATATAGAAAACATTTATACAATTTTTTTGATACGTACTATGACAAAGAAAACAAATTATATTATGGGGAAGACTTTGCTTTTTCAAGATTATGGACTAAAATAGGTGGTAAATGTATGGCTTTGATTACAGAATATATTACACATATAGGAGAATATGAGTATTCTGGTCGTTTAATAGATGAAATGATATCTGTGGGTCTTGATAAGTTAGACAATACAGAGTAGAATAGACATAGTTATAACTAGGAGATTTAAATGGACCCAGTCACACTGGCAATCATATTTGGGGTAGGAAGTTTTGGCGTAGCTAAAATGTCTGGAGCATCGAACAAACAAGCACTTATAGCAGGAGGAATTGGAGCGTTAGGCGGGTATGCAGGAGGCGGAGGTTTTGCTGGCACAGCAGGGTCAGGAGCTAAAACAAGCATGGCCTTACAGTATGCCCCAGCCGCAGCAAAAGATGCAGCCATAGCATCAGCAGGAGGCGGTGGTGGTTTATCAGGACTAGGAGCTAAATTTGCAGCAGCAAGTCCAGCAACAAAAGTAGGTATAGGAATAGGAGGGGCTACATTAGCAAGTGGTATGATGGGAGGACCACAACAAGAAGGAATGCAAGATGGTCTAATGGGTTCACCTGAAGAATATGCCGCAGCTTACGGAAGAGCAAGAGCAGATACAAAAGGAATTGCAGATAGGGCTCAGTATGCTGATATGGGTGGTTTTACAAATCAAAACATATATGCTGCAAAAGAAGGTGGTTTAGCAGAGATAAAAAGATTTAAAGAAGGTGGTGTAAATTACTTACCAAGTAAAACGGATCACGATGAAAAAGACTACAACAATTATGTACGGGCAGAAGGTTACATAGAAGATGGTTCAGGTAACGGTAATAAAGATGAAGACACTATGTTAGCTCAATTAGCGGATGGAGAATTTGTAAGTCGAGCAGACGCGATTCTCGGTGCAGGGATCATGCAAGGTGCAGATCCAAAAGATTTTAAGGAAATGAGAAGAATGGGATCAAAATACTTTTATACACATCAAGCTCAATTAAAAAGAATTTATGATATGGTAAGCTAATGAAGCTTACTGATGAAATATGGGCAATTTTAGAGCCTGCTGCTAGTTTAGGTGAAGGGTTCACAAAAGAAGATTTAGAAAAAGGAATTCATGGTCATAAATGCTTTTTGTTTACTAGAAATAAAAGTGCGGCTGTTTGTATAAAAATAAAGAATACCTTACGTATAGCTTTAGGAGGCGGTGAAATGGAAGACATGAAGAAAATTTCAGAAGACATAGAGGTTTTTGCAAGAGAAAATTATTTTAACGCTATTGACATCTTAGGTAGAGAAGGTTGGCAAAGAGCTTTACCTGGTTTTAAAAAACAAGCAGTGCTAATGAGAAAGGAAATTAAAGCATGAGTGGTTTATTTGGCGGGGGCTCTCCAGCACCTGCACCATCAGGTAGTTCATCAGGAACACAAACAACTTTTACAAGAGAAGCTCCTGAGATTGAAGCAAGAAAACTTGCTTTATATGATGAAGCGTTACAATTAGCAAAAGACCCAATTGAGATACCTGCTTATCAAATAGCACCAATGTCTCCTTTGGAAAACCAAGCTGCTGATGCGGCTGCTAACTTTGGCGTGGGGGCTGATACTATAACCAGTGGTATTGCTTCTATACAAGGAGCTCAACAAACCGCGGCTCAAGGGCCAAACATAGATGCTTTTTTAAACCCGTTTCAATCTTATGTGGTCGATGAGATCAACAGACAATCTGAAATAGCAAAAGGTAATTTAGCATCTAATGCTATTCAAAGTGGTGCCTTTGGTGGTGGAAGAGAAGGAGTGGCTCAAGGTGAATTAGAAAGAGCAAGGCTTGCAAAAGTGGGAGAAGCACAAGCGTTAGGTTTTGATAGAGCAGCTCAATTAGCACAACAACAACAAGGTCAGCAAGTACAAACACAAATGCAAGCTGGTCAACAATTAGGTACACTAGGTCAAGTACAGCAGAAACAATCACAGGCAGATATAGGACAAGCTGCTCAGTTAGGTGGTCTACAAAGACAAGTACAACAACAAGCATTACAGGCACAAAGACAGACAGAGATTGCAAGAGCGTATGAGCCTTTTCAAAGAGCGGAATTTCAAAAAGGGATTATGACTACTCTACCTACAGCTGCTTCACAAATTACCGCAGGAACTGGTCCTGGTGTTAATCCGTTTGCACAAGCAGCTCAAGCAGGCTTAGGTGCATATGCTACTTATAATTTAGTTGGCCCAGGTGGTAACGTAGGAGGACCAAATAAGTAATGGCAAATGGGATTAAATCAATTAATATAGATGAAACGGCAAAAGTAGAAGACCCTAATTTAGGTTTACCTTTAGAAGACTTACCTTCAGACAATTCACCTGATCCGACTAATATGTTTTTATCTCCAAGAGAACAAAGAGGTTTAGAAGCTGCTACATTTGCAACTATGATTGGGCAAGCTCCAAGCACGGGAAGTTTAATGGGTGATTTTTTTTCAACAATTGCTCAAACAGGTCCAGCTTCTTTAGCAACATTTAAAGAAAGACAAAGTATAAAAGAAAAAGAACAAGAGTATAAAAGTAAAGAAGCTAGTTTAGCTGGTAAAATAAAAAACATACATGTTGTTGATACAACAAGAGAGGATATATCAGTTCAATTATTACCTGAAGATTTTGTAGCAAAAACAAATTTAACAGCACCAGGAACATATATTTTTGCTCCGTCAGGTAATATGTCAGCAAATCCTGTTGATAATGCTGTTTATGCTAGTGGTCCCCTACAAGGCCGACCCGCAGAAATAGGTTCCATAGCTTTTAATATAGATGCAGAAAAATATAGAAAAGATCCAGACAATTATGTAAGAAAATATGCAATAGATGATTATGAAGAAGCAGACTTATATTGGGAAGGTGCACCTCCAGGAACCTCTATTTTTGAAAGAACTAGAGAAGGTGTAGATTATAATAAATGGAAAAATTTATCTCCAGATAATAAAGAAAAAAAAGGTTGGATAAGGGGTATACCAGAATCAGCTAAAGCAGAGTTAGAAGAAGTTAAAAAAATGCAAACTGTGCAAAGTAATAAACAACTTAAAGTTGCAGAGCGTTTATCAGGGGTAAAAGGACTTATTACTATAATGAATAAAACACAGGCTGAGTTTCTAAAAGGTGGTTCACCAGGTTCCATAGGTAGAATTAGTAAGGGTATTAATGAAATAAATGCTTTTTTAGGAGAAGGCATGAGTGTAATGAGAAGATACATAAACAAGGATGGAAGTAAAACAGATAAAGAAATAGAAAATATACAAAAAAGGGATCTTAGAAGACAAGAAATTAATTTAAAAACATATTTAAATGATAAAAAGAAAAGAAAAGAAAAACTAAGTCCTCGTGAAGAAAAAATATATAGATATTTATCTGGAAATTTAAGTGAAAACGAGCAAGCAAATGTATCAACTCAAGCAATTATATCTAATGTGACACAGTTTGCTTATTTACTAGCAAAATCAAGAGAATCAGGTGGTAAATTTTCTGTACCTGATATTGAAATGGCTTTAAATAGTGTAGGGGCAAACAGTAATGATATATTTATAATACAATCTGGTATGCAAAATATTATTGATCAACAAGTAGAACAAATTATAGCTGATACAGAGGATGCTTATTACAATCCAATTACTAATAAAAGTACTAATTACAAACAATTATATGCTGATCCAAGATTAAAACCTTATCAAGACGTGTTTAGATATTACAATGACAATATTACAGATACTCCTTATGACGCATTACCTAAAGAAAATATAGATGATCCTATGGAATCACAAAGTTTTTGGGATTTAAATTATAAAGGGCGTTTATATAAAAATTATAAAACTGTAAAAGAATTATCTACCGAAGAAAAAATAAACAATGAAAATAAAGATATAGAAGTTTTTATGTTAGGTGCAGAGGGTGATAAAATAAAACAAAAAGTTCCAAAAATGGGAAAAGAATAATGACAATACAAGCACCATATAAAGTAAAGGTTGAAGAAAATATAGATCAATATAAGGTTAATAATAAAAAAGAGTATGAGCGATTAGTAAAAGGTTATGCTGAACTTCCAGCTGAAGATAAACCGATGAGTTTTGATGATAAACTTACTGTATATAAGTATTATCAAGAAAAGAAAAAAAATCCAGAAGTTGATTTTATAGAATTTTATAAAGCTTACAATCCTAATGGGACTTTTGCATCACCCAATAATTATAGAGAAAATTACAAAAGTAATCCTGACCTGATAGAAGAATCTGATGCTAAAATAGCGGATAGAATGTTTAATGAACTTGCTATTGGTAAAGCAAGAATTTCTGCTATGCAAGGAATTAATACTAAAAAATATGGTGATTTTATTTTTCAAATGGCTCCTAGATATGAGGAGACTTTAGGTTCTATTAAAGAAGGAATACCTGCTTCAAAAAGAGAAGTTAAATATTCTAATAAAGAATTAACAGAGCTTACTGGCTCATTAGTAGGTACAGAAGATGAGGCTATACCTACAGCTAAAGCAAGAGCTATGATGAGTTTAACTGTTCAAAGAGATGATGGTATTAATTATTTACAAGATTATCTATTAAATAATTATCAAAAATCTGGAATTAATGTAGGCCCTGAAACACAACAATTGATTGATGAAAACAAATTTATAAGACAAAACCCTAAGACAGGTAACTTAGAATTTTACAACCCAAAGGCTAATGCTTATCAGCTAGTTAACACAGCTGGTTTAGATATAGGTGATATGAACTCATTATTAGGTGATGGTACTAAATTAATATCAGAAGTAGTAGTAGGAACACTTGGTTTTGTAGGAGGTACAATGTTTGGTTCCTTAACAGGTTCGGGTTTAGGTCCTGCTGGTACGTTAGTGGGTGGTAAGACTGTTGGTGCTATAGGTTTAGCTGGAGGATCTTATTATGGAAATATGCTAGGAGAAGTTATAAAAAGTAAATTAGGAAATACTTTTTTTCCTGGTTTAAATGTTGATGATAATAATAATGATCTTACAATGATGCAGATAATGAATGACCCTGTTGTACAAAGTGATGCTCGTTTTTCAGGTGCTTTGGCTTTAGCTGGTCCAATAGCTGAGAAAATAGTAAAAGTTGCTAGAGCGTCTTTAAAAACGGGAAAACTATTAACAAAAAAAGATTTAAAAGGATTATCTGAAAATGCAGAGGAAGCACAAATTATTGCTGATAATATAAATCAAAAACTGGCTGATATAAAATTAGGTGGTAAATTAAAAGATAAAAAATTCTTTTTTGGTATAGGAGAATCTACCGCAGATCCTGAAACTTTATTTTACTTAAATTCTTTAATGGATTCTGATCCTGCTGTTAAAAAAGCAATAGAGGGAATGAATGATATAAACAAAGGTATGTTAAAAGCATATTTTAACAATTTAAACAAAACCTATAAGGGTATGAAAGATGATGTAGATACCACAGAGGTAATGAATGAAGTAAAGAAAATTATTGGTATAAGACAAAATACTACCATTGGAAAAGAACAAGATAGAATTTTAAATTCATCTAAATTAGAATTAGATAGTGTTATAGAAGGTATGCCTTCAGGCACAAAAGTAAAACCTAACTTAAAAACAAAAAGTGGTGGTGATGTTACAGATGGTTCTTACATAAGAACAGCTATAGGTGATGCTGTTTACGCTTTAGAAAAAGATTTTGCTCAAGATTTTAAAGGTGTTATGGAAGTAGCAAAAGACCAACAAGTAAATACCACACAACTAAGAAGCGTATTACAAGAAATTACAAAAAGAAGAAAAGATACGGCTTTTAAAAACTTTTTACCTATAAATAAATTATTTAAATTAAAAAAAGGTGAAAAATTAGACGCTAAATATTTAATACAAACCATGCAAGATTTAAAAGCTTTTGATAGAAAAATGAGAACAGGGGCTGTAGCTGCTGATGTATCTGAAACAGAGGTAAGACGTTTAATTGGTGGTATCATGGATTCTTTTAAAAATTCAACTGATGCTGGAGTAAAAAATACATATAAAATATTACAAGATACAAACCAAAGATATTTTAATGCAAAAAGAAAATTAACTAATACTTTGTCTGATATGGTTGCTATAAAAAATGGTAAAGTAAAAATACAAGATTCTGATTTATTTGAAACTTCTTTTACTCCTAAAGCTAAAGGGTACAAAGAAAGAATAGATGAAATACATAATATTTTAAAAGATAACCCTGACAACATGAATGCGTATAAAAATAATATACTTAATTTATATAAAAGGGAAGTTGTAAGAGATGGTGTGCCAGATCCAAAATTACATAAAATTTTTGTAAGTGAAACTGATGTTAGAGGATATGGCTATGGTTTAAAAAAGTTTTTTGGTGATGATTATGGAGATATTACAAAAGCAGGTAACTTAATAAAAAAAGTAGAAGCAGAAAACGTAAGATTAGAAACTTTAAGAAAAGATTTAGCAAAAAGCACATTAGGTAAAATAGATAATTTAAATCCAACAAGCATTATTAATAAGATGTTTGATGCGAATGACAAGAATTTTTCTAAAGACGTTATGCGTGTTATGAATCAATATCCTAAGCAAAAAGCTAAATTAAAAACTGTTTTACAAAAAGAAATGCACGACAGAATTACAGTAAATGGTAATTTTGATGTACAAAGATTTGAAAATTTCTTTGGCTTAGGTAAAGAAAATAGTCCTATGAAAGTAATGAAAGAAATTTTTAAAGACGATCCTGGATATATGGAAGGTATAGAAACTATACATAAAGCTATTAGAATAATGGCAAGAAAAGATGATTCTAAATTTAAATTACAGGGTTTTTCATCAACGGCTTTGAACCATTTATTGAGAACAAGAGTTGGTATGTTTACTCCAGAAGGTAGAGCATTAACTGCTGGTTTAAGATTAGCAGAAAAAGCTAATCAAAAATCTTTTGCAAGACTATTAACAGATAAAGAGGCAACTAAAAAATTAGCACAATTAAATAATTTAAAAATACCTAAAAGTTTATCTGACGAAATCAGTGTAAATGCTTTTTTAAAAAAATCAAAATTTTATAACCAGGTTGTTACACAATTATTAGGAGATATAACAGGTGTATCTAGCACTGAAACTGGTTTAGATATGAAAAAACTTGAGGAGATTGCACCTAAACCTACTGTAAATGAAGTCATGAATATTTCTATGAGCCCAACAAGCCCTGATGTAAATTTATTTGCAGACACACAAAAGATACCTCCAGTTCCACAACCACAACAAGTAGCTCAAGCAGAAATGCCTACACCTGAACCAGTATCATCAGGTATCGGAGCATTGAACCCTCAAGCACAAGCTCAAAACTATGCTGGATTATTTCCAGATGATGATTTAGGTCAAGCTATCGCAAACAGAGGACCTCAAGTTGGATAACATGATGTTATGGAATATTTTACTAACCGTGCTTTTATCAGCAGTCGGTTGGGCATTCAATAGAATGTTTCATGAAGTAAAGAGATTACAAATACTACTCAATAAAACCAGGGAAGAGTACCTGCCTCGTGACGATGCACAGTCACAGACAAATCAAATACTCGAACATCTTCGTAGATTAGAGGATAAACTTGATCGTTTTATTGAGAAATCAAATGGTTGAGCCAGTCAGTGCGGTCCTCACAGGAATAGCTTTAGTTACCAAAAGTGTTGAGTTTGTTAAAAAAAATATCAGTACCTGTCAGGATATTGGTGAACTAATTGGTCATGTAGAAAACGCTTTTGAAGGACAGAAGAAGGTCATAAAAGAAAGAGAGAAGTCTGGGGCCGATCCCTTTTCGACACAGGAAGTCGCAAAGGAAGTGATTAATGCTCGTTTAGCTCAAGAACAATTATACGAGATGAAACAATTAATTAACCTGCGTTTTGGTCATGGAACTTGGGAGTACATTTTAGAAGAGCGTAAAAAACGTATAGACAAAAGAAAAAAAGCGATTAAAGAAGCACGGGCCAAGGCTCATAAGAAACAACAAGAAATTATGGAGTATGTCAAGTGGGGTTTTATTACTGTAGCAACTATAGCTTTTATAGGAGTGTCAGTAGGAATTACTTTAAAGTTTTTTGTTACATTAACGCCCCCGTTATATGCTCATGAAGTAGAACATGACGATAATAGTTGTATCATATATGAACCTAAGTATTACCTTATGTGTATAAATGAAGGACGAGGGTATGCGGATACTCAGGTGTATTTGGATTTTTTAAATAAACGTAGACAATGGATTGAAATAGAGTCAAATAAATAGTATAATAATATTATATAAATTCGTTTGACTTAGGTCGGAAGTAAGCATAAAGCTGAAGAAACGCATTATCTTGAAGGAGGTGATGTGTATGACTAAAATGAGTTTATGGTATTATAAAAAAGAACAAAAAGCGTTAAAACAAAAAAAAATTATAAGGAGTTTATTATGTGGAAAAGACCAGAAATCAAAGAAATTAGTGTAGGCTTAGAGATCAACTGCTACGCTTGTGCCGAAATATAAGTAGAGGATACTATTATGATGAAAAGTAAAGGATACTCTAAGGGCGGAGCTAAAATGATGAAAGCTAGAGGCGGTAAAATGGCTAAAGGATACTCTAAAGGCGGAGCTAAAATGATCAAAGCTAAAGACGGTATTGGAGTAAGAGGTCAGAAAAGTAATGCTTCTAGATATAATGTTGGTAAGTTTGATAAGACAGCTAAGAAAGCAGGTAATACAGCTGGTAGGTTTACTGCAAATGATATCAAAGTAGCTAATAGACTCATGCAATCTGGTGTGTTGTCAAAAGCTGGTTTTGCAAGACTAACTAGAAAAGATCCAATGACTAAGACAAAACCTGTTGCTAAAAGTAGATTGACAGCTTCTGGTAAAAGAGATTTAGCAGCTTTTAAGAAAAAGAAAAAATAACTAGTTGTAATCTTATTATAATTAGTTATGATAAGGCATGGCTTATTTAACATGCAACATACCTTATTTTAAATGTTGGGTAAGAAAAGAATTTACAAACAATCATAAAGACTATCATGGCGAGTTCATACACGGACTTGCCATTGCAGTCACTGCTATACCAGATAGATCCTTGTCGTTTCAAGTGGTGTTTACAGGTTGTGAGGATGAAGACAATCGGTTAGAAGGTCCTCATGGTGGAGCTATGTGGGCTCGAATGCCAATACAATCATTAGTAGCTGATGAGCAATTAGATGTATGGCCTCCAAGATTACCTAATCATTTTGTACAACCTTGGGATTGTTCGAGTAGAGATTTTACTATTATAAAATATGATAGAACCAGTAGTAGTCCTTGGATTACAAAAATAGATGGTCAGTTTTACAATGCTAAATATTATTTTACTATTGATTACACTAACGGTGATGACATAAATGCGTTAGGTGATGATGTAGCACAACACAAACAATCACACATACTTGCCATTACTAGTGGTGAGTTTAAAGGACAGATTGTAGCTCAACCAAACAATAGAGTACGAGTAACTAATCCTGCTTTATGGGTCACGGGTCAAGGTGCACCAGACTTTATACCAAGTCAATATGAGTTTAGTGCTGAAGAAGACGAATCTTACATGAACCCTGAATATACCTTTAACAACTTGTACGTAGATGAAGATAACAAAGACTGATAAATCCTTTACAGTATCTGGTTTTAAGATTGTTAATAAATACAATCATAAAGACTATTCCAGGAACGATGAAGAAACAGGTAGAACCTATAATGTAGGTGAAAAGAAAATACCTTCTGTTACTACTATACTCAGTGCAACACAACCTCCTGAGAAAAAACAATCTTTAGACAAGTGGCGTGAAAGAGTAGGCTATGACGAGGCAGCACGGATCACGGCTCAAGCTGCAAGACGTGGAACAGAAATGCATTATGTACTAGAACAATATCTCAAGGGCCACGGGTATTTGAACTTGTCAACCAATGGCAACTTAGCACGCCTCATGGCTCATACTATTATAGAAAATTTAGAAAAATTTACAGAAGTATGGGGCACAGAAGTAACACTACATTATAAAGATTTGTATGCTGGATCTACAGATGTTGTAGGAGTATATGATGGTAAGTTATCAATACTAGATTTTAAACAATCCAATAAACCAAAAAGAGAAGAGTGGATAGAAGATTATTATTATCAAATTGCAGCTTACAGTAAAGCCTATAGTGATAATTTTGAAGAGGTAAAACAAGGTGTCATACTTGTATGCACAAAAGATTTATTGTTTCAAAAGTTTACTATGAATGAAGAGATGCTAGATATGTATCAAAGAAAATGGTTAGCTAAAGTTGATACGTATTATAAAAACTCAGCTACTTCTTCTCCTAGTGTTTGAGCACTAAGTTTATGTTTGCTTTTTAAACTCTTAACAACAAACTCATCTATTGTACCTTTGGCTATCAAGTCAACGTACGTTACTTGTTTTTCCTGACCATGTCTATGTGCTCTGTCTTCTGATTGTGTTCGTACTTCTAAATTAAAACTATTGTTGTAATATACAACTAAGGTAGCTTTTGTAAGATTTAAACCATAACCTCCTGTCACTGGATTACCTACAAAGAAACGTACTTTAGAATCTGTTTGAAATTTATGTACATTGTCTTTCCTATCTTTAACAGATACTGCTCCATAAATAGCTACAGTAGAACCTTTACCAAACTTCTCATTTAACTTTTTAATTATAGTTTCTATATTGTAAACAAAGCTAGACCATATAATTACTTTGCCTTCATGCTCATCTAATACCTGAAACAACTCTTTCATTTTAGCATCTTTTAGATCTATAGTATCGCCACTATCTGTTCGAACAAAACCATTACATACTTGTTGTAGTTTAATTATTTCAGTCAGTTTATTATTGAAAGAAACCATGTCATCTAATAGCATAGCCCTACTATGTTTTTTTAATTGGTCATAATAATTTTGTTGTTCTGTAGTTAAAACAACATCTCGTTTTTGATAAACCTTATCTGGTAAATCCATACACTCTTCTTTAGTTACTCTAAAAGAAAATGTTTTTATTTTTTGTTCTAACTCTTCTAAGTTTTGTGAACCAATAGGTATCATAGTACTTCTTTGACCAGGTAGACTAAGTTGTTTTAAAATAGCATACCGTGCTTGAAACGTATAAAAACTTTTATGTCCTAATAAACTTTGTTTTAAAAATTCACATTGAGCAAATAAATCTAATGGTGATTTTGTTACAGGGGAACCTGTAAGTATTCTTTTATATTTTATACCACGCCCTAACTTAATTAAATTTTTTGTTCTACTAGCAGTTCTGTTTTTAATAGTAGTAGCTTCATCAATTACCATTGCTAGTTTTAAACCACGTTCTCCTAATAACTTTTCAATTAACTTAAAACCTTTTGTATGAGAAAAGGCTTCTACATTTATAAGATAATAATTTAAATGTTTTTCTTTGTACTTATATTTTTTATCTAACTTATGTGTAAACGTTTTATAGGGAACAGAACAATGTACCTCTAATTCAATTAACCAATTCTGATACACAGAGTTTGGTGCAACTACTACTACAGTATCAATTTTATTTTGAACATATAAGTAACTCATGTTGTCAATTGTTACTTTTGTTTTACCTGTACCCATTTGCATAAAGTAAGCATAATAATCTTGATTAGCCCCTGCTTTCAAAGCATTTCTCTGATGTTCAAAAGGTTTTGTTTTGTATGTAAATTGCTGTGTCATATTATAATATTGCTTATCTTAACTTTTTTATTTGACATTGCAAGTTTTTTTTATATTATCATAAGAGAAAGGAGGTCTTATGGACTTAGAACAAGAAGCAAAAGTTACCGTTGACACAGGTCTAACTGGTGACATAGCAAATGAATGTAATAAGTTATTGGAACTTCAGAAACAAATCGAAGAGAAACAAGAAGAAACTAAAAAACTTCAAGAACAAGAAAGGTTTATTTCTGAACAACGTATCCCAGACTTAATGCAACAAGCAGGTGTCCGATCTATTGAACTTACAGATGGCTACAAAGTAGATTTAAGACAAGTAGTATCTGCGAAGATTCCTGCATCGAAAACGGAAGAAGCATTTACTTGGATGAGAGAAAACGGTTACGGTGATTTGATTAAAAATCAGATGACTGCTAACTTTAATCGATCCCAAGATAATGAAGCCGCAGCCCTGTATGACGAACTTATAAACAGAGGCTTTACAGTTTCTCGTAAAGAGAAAATTGAACCCATGACATTGAAAGGGTTCGCTAGGGAACGCATACAAAATGGAGATAACATTGATATGTCTTTACTTGGTGTATATGTCGGAAATCAAACCAAAATAACAAAAAAGGAATAAACATGACTCAAGTAGCAAAAACTAAAGAGAACCTTCCGACTCTGACGAACTTGGAAGACTTTGCAGGACAAGGAGCAGAAAACATCACAGCTCGTGATGCCAAGCTTCCTATCCTGAAGATCCTATATTCTAATTCACCAGTGCTAGACGAAAGCGATGGTAAGTTTATAGAAACGGCAAGACAAGGTGATATATATAATGAAACTACTGGCTCTTTATATAAGGGTAAAGACGGTATCATTGTAGTTCCATGTCTTTATATTAATACCTTTAATGAATGGAAAGATAGGGGAGATAGTCCAGGTAGACCAATTGGCATTCATACCGATCCTTCTATCATGCAGAAAACATCTAGAGCAGATGATGGGAAAGATAGACTAGAAAGTGGAAACTATATTGAAGATACTGGTAACCACTTTGTATATATCTTAGATAAAGAGGGCAACCCTTTAGAAAGTGCTTTGATTACTATGAAGTCAACACAGAAGAAGAAATCAAAACTGTGGAACTCCATGATACAATCAAGAAGGATGAAAGGAAAGAACGGTTTTTTCTGTCCTCCTTCATGGGCAACTGCATACAAACTAGTAACTACAAAAGAGTCTAACTCTCAAAATAGTTGGTATGGTTGGGTTGTAGAATTTGAAAGGTTTTTAGATAAACCAACAGATTCTGTTACATTAGAAACTACTAAATCATTTTACGAAACTGCAAAGTCTAGTGAAATATTTGGTAAAGTAAGTTTCAATGAAGAGCCTGTTGCTTCTAAAAGCAAAGAAGAAGATACACCCTTCTAATGCATTCAGAACTATTGTCGCTATTTCAGTGTGACAATACTCGCTATCTGACATCCTCTCTTACGGGAGAGGATGATGATAGGGGTAAAAAGGGTGCGAAGTATAAGACTATACACAGCCCAGTTACTGCTGAAGTGTGGAAAAAACATTTAGAAGGTGAACTACGTTTAGGTCTTAGACCAGAAGTAGACGGCACTTGCACATGGGGTTGTATTGATATCGACCCTAACAACTATAAAGACTTTTCAGAAAAAAAAGTTGTAGAGATTATAAAACGTTATAACTTACCTTTTGTTCCAGTGAAATCTAAATCTGGAGGATTGCATCTATTTGTATTCTTTAGTGAGTCCGCTCCTGTGGATAAAATTGTTAGTAAAATGGGTGAGATAAACGAACAGTATTTTTTAGCCTTAGAGATATTCCCCTGTAATAAAGCTTTAAATATGCCTTACTTTAATATGAATGCATCCATGGAATTTGCATTTGATTCAAATAATACTCCTGTTATGGTAGGTAAATTTTTAGAGATAGCTAAACAAAGAACAATTAAACCAACAGACTTTTTTAAATTAGTTGTAAAAGAAAATGATATTGAAACACAGTGGTCACACTACCCACCTTGCGTACAAAAATTAGTAACAGAAAAATGGGGTGGTGGTATGCGTCATCAATACTTATACAATGTATGTGTATTGGAGATGAAAAAAAATCCAGGTCTTAATTATTCAGACTTACTTACAATCATGCAAGAACGTAATAAAGATATTTTTACTGCACCGTTGCCTCCTAATGAGGTCATGACCTTAGCTAAGTCTATTCATAAATCTGGTTACAGTTATCAATGTCCACCAAAACACCCAGAGTATAGTCCTATATGTAACAAGGATGTTTGTAAGACAAGGAAGCTTGGGTTAGCTGATGTTGTTCCAGATATCATTAGTCATTTTGAAAACATTGTATATATTCAAGACACTAAGAATATTTGGTGGGAGTTCGATTACAAAGGATCACGCATCACGGTATCTCCAGAAGATATGAAAGATGAGAAGGCATGGCGTGTACGATTACTTAGACATAAAGTATATTGGTTGACACTACCTAAACCTAGAAAAGGGCCTAGTCCTTTTGAACTGTTAATGAAAAGTATTGTAGAAAAAGCAGAAGAGTCTGCGGATCATCAGTACATGGACAATGTTGAGGAAGAAAGATATTCTGTACTCAAGGACTTTTTTGAATCACACATTGAACAAGATAAGTTTGATAGATTAAAAGATGGGTATGTAGTATTAGATTCTAAGTCTAACGTATGTTATTTTAAGAAGCTGACACTAGATAAGTTTCTCAAGAAACACGCATCAAGGACCTTTAACACTACAGCAGATGCTTTACGTATGTTAAACTGTAAGCGAGCAGATTATAAAGAAGGTGAAAAAAATGTATGGTATGTAGATATGCCAGAGTTCGTAAGCCATCAAGCAATACAAAAGAAAATAAAGAAAGAAGATATATCAGAAATGGACAATGACTTTCATGAAAAATTTAAAAAACCAGAAACAGAAACAAATATATAAAAAGACTGTAAAGATATTTGGTCCACCAGGAACAGGTAAAACATATACGTTAATTGAACGTATACTAAAGAAGTATTTACAAAAAGGAGTGCATCCTAAAGACATTGCTTTTATATCCTTCACAAACAAAGCAGTAAATACTGCCGTGGATAGAGCCTTAGCACACTTTACTAAATACACACTAGATGACTTTCAAAGGTTTAAAACACTACATAAGTATTGTAGACGTTACTTTGAAGAGGAAGTATTTGATCCTAAAAACTGTATGCTAGATTATGCTTTGCAAACTAAAATAATAAAAACATCGGATAAGAGATTATCTGATGATGGTTTTATGTATAAAGACTGGTCGCTTGGTATTTACGATAAAGCAAGAAACATGTTAGCTGACCCAATGCTTGTATATAAAAAAGAGTCTTACAAAAAAGATAACCTAGATATATTTGCAAGAAAAATAAATGCTTATGAGCATTATAAAAAAGATAGCTTTATAGATTTTACAGATATGATTGAAAGGGCTATTGATGAAGTAGACTTTCCTAAATTAGAAGTATTAATATTAGATGAAGCTCAAGATTTTACACCATTGCAATGGTCTGTTATATACAAAATGGCTGATAGTACAAAACGTATTTATTTAGCAGGAGATGATGACCAAGGTATTTACAGATGGAACGGTGCTGACCCTAAATTTTTTACTACATACTTTCCTGGTCGTAAGGTAGTATTAAGAAAGACAAGAAGGTTTGGTAAAAACATCCATCACTTTTCTTCTATAATAAGAAGAGGTATTTTAGATAGTGTTGATAAAAAATATGAACATGGTGATGGATTTGGTTACATAAAAAGATATCTTAATTTTTATGAAATACCTTTTCATGAGTTATCTGGAAGTTGGTATATTTTAGGACGAGTACACTCAACTGTAAATGAATTAAAGATGTCTGCTAAGAGTAAAGGTTTGTATTTTTCAGACAACCAAGGCAATAAATCATTTGACTCTAGACAGTGGGAAGCCATTAAATCATGGACTTCTGTATCAAAAGATAATAGTATAAGTAAAGAACAAGCAGAGAATATGTATAAATATATAAGAGAGTTAAAACATTTTGATTTTCGTACATCTAAATTTTGGAATGATATTCCTGTATCACAATCCTTTACTTTTAAAGATCTACTAGAGTGGGCAGGTTTAGACATGTTAGCAGAGGACAAGAAAAAACCTTGGTGGGAAATTTTAAAAAGAAACTTTCAACATAAACAAATGTTATATTTTATTGAGTTGTTGAAAAAGTATGGTCAAAAAAGTTTAAACAATAAACCTAAAATAATTATAGACACGATACATAGTGTAAAAGGAGGAGAAGCAAATCACGTTTGTATTTACTCAAAAGCAAACTGGCCTGCTTCTTTTTCACATAAGAATGTTGCAGAAAGATCTGATGAAAGAAGAGTGTATTATACTGGAGTAACTAGAGCAAAAGATTCCTTACATATTTTATCAACAGACTTTAGGTATAACTATCCAATCGGACAAGACTATTTAACTTATATACAAGAAGGAGGATAACATGAAGTGTTGGCATTGCGGAACAGAATTAATATGGGGTGGAGATCATGACGCAGAAGAGGATGAAGAACATGATATGGTAACTAATTTAAGTTGCCCTGAATGTGAAACTTTTGTGCTTGTTTACCATACGTTTGATAAGGGTGATGAAAAATGATGTTAAAGAAAATAATGAAAGATAAAAATATAGATGTGCATCAAATGGCTTCTGATTTAGATGTGTCCTCTACACACATAATAAATTTGATTGCTGAAAGATATGGCCCTAGTTTAAAATTATTAAAAAAAATAAGAGAAGTTTATAATATACCTTTAGGAGGGGAATAATGGGATTTTTATTATTATATACCTTGGTTTATACAGTCATAGGTTTACAAAATTCAGGTGTTTTATAATTGAAATATGTTATAAATTATAGGATGGAGTTTAAAACAAGACCCACCAAACATGAAGTAGAAGGTAAGCTATGGAATTTATTGTCAAAGGGATTTACTTTAATGACTATAGAAGAAAACAATTACTTCGTAACTAAAAAAGAGGTAAAAGAAAAACGTGAAAAATAAAAAAGATACGTCTATCTGTCATAGCTTATTAAAGTTTTTTGAAGAAAATGACCAGGTGCCTAAAAAACTTGTAGAAGAGTTTTCTGTTTTAGTAAATAAAGTGTATGAGCATGTCGAAGATGTTGATACCTTATGGCAGAAAGGAGGAAACCATTACAAAGATTTTAAGATACAACCTTCTCAATTTATAAATGAAAATAAAATAATGTTTGCTGAAGGTAATGTTTTAAAATATATATGCCGTCATTCTAAGAAAGGTAAAGCTGAAGACATAAGAAAAGCCATACACTATTGCGAAATGATATTAGAACGTGATTATGAATAGTTTTCAAGGTAGAATCATAAGCAAAGATTGTTTACAGGCCTTCTACGGCCATTTAAATGGATTTAGGGGTAAAAACCCTTGTTTTCTGGGGGTTTCATGACATCATTACAGCTAATATTAAACTATAAGAAGAATTTGTGGACTGCTCCACCTGAATACAAAGATTTATCAGGAGCAAAAGAGATCGCTATAGATTTAGAAACTAAAGACGATGGGATCAATGGAGGTTTAGGAGCAGGTTGGGCAACAGGTAAAGGTAAAATAGTTGGCTTTGCAATTGCGACAGAAGGTTGGGAAGGTTACTACCCCATAGAACATTTTGGTGGTGGTAATTTAATCAAGGAACAAGTATTAAAATACATGCATGATGTTTGTAAGTTACCTTGTCGTAAGATATTCCATAACGCACAATATGATGTGGGATGGTTGAACGCTTATGGTATCGACGTTCGTGGGGAAATTGTCGATACCATGATCGCAGGAGCATTGATTGATGAAAACAGATACACGTATAAATTAAACGCACTAGCAAGAGAATATTTAGGAGAGATAAAAGCAGAGGGTGATTTGAACGAAGCTGCAAAAGCTCATGGTGTAGATCCAAAGGCTGAGATGTGGAAGTTGCCTGCTGAACATGTTGGACATTATGCGGAACAAGATGCACGGCTCACGTATCTTTTATGGCAACGTTTTAAACATGAAATGGAAAAGCAAAGCTTAACAACTATTTGGGAGTTGGAGAGAGATCTGCTTCCTATCTTAATTAAGATGCGACAAAAGGGTGTACGTGTTGATAGAGATAAAGCAGAAAAATTAAAAACTACATTTGAGGTAAGAGAAAAGAAAACATTACAGGATATAAAAAAACTTATCGGTAAGGATATTGACATTTGGGCCGCCAGACAAATTAGTTGGGCTTATGATAAATTAAACATTGAGTACCCTAAAACAGAAAAGACTGGTGAACCAAGCTTCACGCAACAATGGTTAAGTAACTCTCAAGCACCTATTAGTAAACTGATTGTAGAAGCTAGAGAAATAAATAAATTTCATAATACATTTTTATCTAGTATAATGAAATACGAACACAAGGGTCGGATACATGCTGAAATACAACAACTCCGAAACGACTCTGGTGGAACCGTTTCTGGTAGGTTATCAATGTCGAATCCTAATCTCCAACAATTGCCTGCCAGAAACAAAGAGTTCGGCCCAATGATACGTGGTTTATTTTTACCTGAAGAAGGTTGCAAGTGGGGAAGTTTTGATTATAGTCAGCAAGAACCACGGCTCGTGGTTCATTATGCTAGTAGTATTGGTGAAGGGTATCAAGGATCTTCAGAATTAGTACAAGCATATGCAAATGCAGATGCAGACTTTCATCAAACTGTAGCCGATATTTGTGGTATCGGTCGTAAAGAAGCAAAGACTATTGGACTAGGATTGATGTATGGTATGGGTAAGAAAAAACTAGCCACGATGCTCGGCCTGGAATATGAAGAAGCTAATAGTTTAATCGCTAAGTATAATCGTAAAGTACCTTTTGTAAAATTATTGTCGGATCGTTGTATGAAAAAAGCAAATGATCAGGGAGTGATACGAACAAAGCTTGGACGTAAATGTCGTTTTAATATGTGGGAGCCAAGAGATTTTGGTTTACATAGTCCAGAAACTTTTGAGAATGCCGTTGCTAAATATGGACGTAACAATATTAAAAGATGTTTTACATACAAAGCATTAAACCGATTGATCCAAGGATCAGCGGCCGATCAAACTAAAAAAGCAATTGTTAATTGTTTTAAAAAAGGTTACTTACCTATTGTGCAAATACATGATGAATTATGTTTTAACGTTGCCAATAATGAGGACGTAGAGAAAATAAAGAGAGAGATGGAGTCTTGCGTGGAATTGAATGTTCCAAGTGTAATAGATGTTGCTCTAGGCAACGACTTTGGTCAAGCTACTTAGCTTGGTTGTGAAATCTTTTATGCATATTATTTTGGTCTTGTACAATTAATTGCTTTGTTAGTTCCTTAATTTTATTTGTTAAAGGAACCATAGCAGGTGTGTAAACACCATGTTTTATGTACAATTGAGTCCAAAGATGTTCTAATGCAATCTTTTCATTTAAAAGTTTCATTGTTACTCCTTATATTTATACAATAACATTAGCTGTTATTATATGTCAACATCTCTTGACTTATCCCATATATATAGTATCTTAGTTATCTTATGTAACTATATATAGAAAGGAAGACAATGGATACAACAAGATGGAAAAGTGTAGCAGTAAGAGTTGAGGATTATGATGTTTTAAGGGCTTTGTGTGAGAAAAAGTTCAGAGCACCAGCAGCAATGATTGGTAAATTAGTAAATGATTATTTAGAATTCCAAGCAAAAAGGGATAACACCACTGTAGACAAATACAGAAAAAAGTTATTAAATAGTACTAGCAAGGAGTAATAATGAAAAATTTTTTAAAGAAAAAAGTTGTTAGACCCTACAAAAAAGTATCTAAATACTTTGGAGAAAAATATAAATGGGTAAAAAAACGTTTGTTCGGAAAGCTTTGTCAGTGTAAAGACTGATGGGGCAATTCGACGATGCTTGGAAATCAAGTGTACAAAAGGTTCTAGACAGACGTAAAAAAAAGAAGCAATATATAGTATGTGCTACGTGTAGAGGAAATGGTTATGTCGTTACAGATCGTTTATCAAAAATACACCTACGCACTAAAACTTGTGAAGATTGTGGTGGGTCAGGTCATTCAGGAGTAAAGGTTGCTGACTCCCAAGAAAAAACCTCGTAAAGATAAAGGCACCACTAAATCTTTAAAATTTAGAGAACAACGATTTAAAAAATATAAAAACGAAGATGTATTTATAAAAGATTCTACGTACGCTAGGCATCGTTTAAAGCAAAGAATAATAGAATATAAGCTAATATCTTATATTTGCTCTGTGTGTAAAACTCTACCAACATGGAAGGGTGAAAAATTAATACTTGTATTAGATCATATTAATGGTATTAATAATGATAACAGGCTTAAAAATCTACGATTTGTTTGCCCAAACTGTGAAAGTCAGCTACCAACGTACAAGAGCAAAAATATCACGTATCAAAAACAAAAGAAAATAAAAGAGGAATTATGAAAGATTATGCAGAGATATTTGATTTTTTAGCTAAAAAATTACAATTTGATGATTATATCTATATTAGTACTTTAATTTTAGAAAATTGCATGAACCCTGATCAACAAAAAAAGATGCTGTCGCATGTTACAAAAGCATCCCAAGATGTTACAATAGAGGTCGGTCAATTTATCTTAGAAAAAAAACAACCTAAGATAAAGAAAAAGATCGTAAGACGTGGTTTACGTAAATTTACTGTAATAGAAGGAGGCTATAAGGTATGAAAATTAATTTATCCGATATGCTTAATCTTAACAAGGACTATGAAGATAGTTTTGTAATAGATTTAAGTTCGTTAGAACATATGGAACGTGTTGATTTCATTGATAAACTCTACTCTGATGTAGCAGTTTTTGAAGAACATAAACCAAATAAAGAAATAAAAAAAATTATTAAAAATTACAAAATACTCATTTCAGGTCTGATAGATAAATATGCACATTAATGGTAGCTTCTCCGTATCTTCTGAAAATAATGGGTATTAATTTCTCAAGAGAGATCTTATATAACAACCCTACCCCTGAACAGAAGCTTTGGAGAGCCGTGATCATTAACGCCTTTGATGAAACACTCATCTATCAAACTGACCGTAAGTCTAGCCTAATTAAAATGAATGCTCATAATTGGATCTTGTCAGATAATTACGCTTTTCATCAAGTATGTGACTGGGCTGAAGTCGATAAAGAAATTATACGCTTTAGTTACAAAGAAGCTTGTAAAAATAAAATTGTGCGTTTTAACACGAAACACGTCGCATGGAAAAAATATGATGTTAAATATAAAACCATGATGCAAGAAAGAAATGACAAGTTGCGTAATAAAATACGTAGGAATATTTTAATGTATAGACGTAGTATATTAAACATGGTTGGAGAAACAATGACCACGGCTCTCGACTCAGTGGTTTCCTGAAATTTTCCCAGTTTTCCCAAAATTCCTATAATGCAGTCCCTTACAACTTTTTTTTTTAAAAAAAAAGTTTCTAAGGAAAAAAACTAGGAATACTAGGAAAATACACCTCTAAGTACCAGAAAACAAGGATTTTTAAGACATAAGTTTTAGGAAAATTTCAGGAAAAATTCCTAAAAACTAGGAAAAATATCAAATAATTATATAAATATTAATTTCCTTATGGACTGAGTCCTGCAATTTTTTTTTTTAAAAAAAAAGTTTGTAAGGGAGTGCTATATAGAATTTTAGGAAAAAGGTAGAAATAAATTTAAAAATTGGGTATATATAAGATATATGCCAAGAAAGAAAAACCATATGAAAACATCTGCTGAGTTAACACCGCAACAAAGAAGCTATGTAGATATACTAGTTGCTAATTGGGGTCAGATAAAGAGGGTCGATGCAGCGATTAAAGCTGGGTATACATCTAAGAATGGTAAACCCTATGAAATGGCTAGTAAACTCTTAAATCCAGATCTAAACCCTCATGTATGTAGATATTTAGAGAAAAGATTACAAAAAGAACAAGAAAAATATGAAAAAGACAAACTAAAACGCTACAAAACATTTGAAAGACTTAGGGATGGGGCAGAAATGAAAGGTCAATATACTGGAGCAATCAACGCTGAGTATAGAGCTGGACAGATGGCGGGCATGTTTATTGATAAAAAAGAAATAACTCATTCTAGTTTAGAGGGTATGAGTAGAGATCAGTTAGAACAAAGGTTAGTTGAATTAGAGAAAAAAATTGGAGAGGGAGTTAATATAATTGATGTTACTCCAGAAAAAAAATAATTTTCTTAAAAAATCATGGACATATTGGTGTAAAGCTTTAGGTACAAAAGCTTTTAATGATGACAATAAAGCAGATGTCATTGCAGTTATGAGAACATTTTGGGTGTTACTACACATACTTACTTGTTTAGCAATTATTATTAATGTTTTAAAAAATTGGTAATTTCAATTGACTTTTATAATATATTTTATAATCTAAGTATAGATTATATAGTCATAATATAATCTTCTTTCTGTTAAAAAGCTGATGTTTTTAGTCATTCATCAGCTTTTTTTATAAGTAAATCTCTACCAGAATGCAGTAAATCTCTACCACCATGGTAGTAGATCTCTACCAGAATAAAAAAAAATAAAAATAATTTGAAAAATATTAAAAAATTTAGTAAAATAAATTATTATAATTTCTGTGATCGAAATTATAACTTTTTCTTTAAGTAGAGGTAACTAAGATAGCGTTAGCGTCAAAGTTACCTCTTTTTTATTTAAATATCATCTATGCCAAACAACCAAGCAATTATTAAAACGGCTATGATAATGATTAGTATCAGTTTCATTAGTGTAACGTCCTCCCTTCATTCAGTTTATTCATTAAAGCTTCCATGACTCCAGACCAATAATCATAAACAAAGTTATCTTTAATATCTGGATCACAGTTTTTTAGAATGCTATGAACCTTTAAGATCCTTAACTCTAACTCAAAATTTTGGGACATAAAGTTCCCCTTTATTTATTTTTATCAGAGTTTCATCTATTTCTTTTCTTAGGTGTTTAGCTTTTATTAGTTCACCCTCCCATAAAGCATCTGAGAGCTGACTTTGAAGCTCTTTAAAATGCTTATTAATATCTATTAAATTAACATCCATTAAACTACACATTTATTTATCTCCTCTAACATTTAATCTATCCTCCTCTGATTCTGGGTAGATGCCTACATCTGCCAGAAACTCTTCTACTTTATCAATAATTTCATTGTAGATATCTTGACCTTTTTCTGTAAAACTAATATCTGGGTAAGTCTTACTGTAAATAATAAAATTATCATAATCTTTACCATATATTTTTTGCATAATTTTATCTGCTAGATCACTAGAGTATGCTATATACTCATTCATAGGTAAAAATGTTTTACTCATAAATTTACCTCCCATAGTTCTATATCTAATTGATAGGCTATAGCTAATCTTAATTCTGTATAACAATCATCACATAATAGAAGATCAGTTACAGAAGTATAACTCATATCCTCTGGTGGAGAATCTTGAACATTTCCACATTTTTCACATTTTGTTTTAACCAATTCACCAATCATAATCATCTCCATCTAATAAGTTTTCAGAGCCTTCCTCCATTTGATATTGTGCATCATCTCCATATTCAGTACCACCAAATGTAGCCTTACCGTTTTCATCTTCAAAGGTTTCTCCTTCTGTCTGTTCTACACCCCATGCTATTTCTTGCATCTCAGATCTGGTAAGTTTTTTATTAGATTCTACTTTATAGTATCTTACATCAACAGTTTGCTCACTAAATGTGTAAGTGTATTTATATTCTTTACTCATTTTCTCTCTCCTCTATATCTTTTAATCTATTTACTTCATCAATTAATTCTTCGTGAGTATATCTTTCTGTAGCATCATCTCCAACTAATTGTTCTGCTAAATGTTCGTACTTTTCTTTAACATCATAATCTAAATGATCTAAAAGTTTATCTGACAAATCTTGAATTAAAGTAAGTATAATTTCTTTTTCTTTTTCATCATTTATAATTTTTGCTATAGGTTCATACATATCCTGCAATTGATTGTGTGCTTTTTTTAAAACATTACTCATTGGTTTTTACTCCCACTACTAATAAAGTTAATTTATCAGCAACGTTTTGCTTATCAAAAACTTCGCATATTTGTTGCCAAGTATCTCCCTCGAAGTCATCGTGGTATAAATCTAAATATCTTGCTTTAGGAACTACTTCCCAATCTTTTTTTTCTAGTTCTTTTATTTGTTTTTCAGTTAATGTCCATTTAGTCATTATTTAACCCTTTCATTTTATTATTAAAAACTTCACCACCTAAACCATTCTCCCAAGCTTCTCCTATAATCCAATTAGTCATATTCAGTAACTCTTTAAATTTAGGTAATAATTCCTTTTCGTAATCAGACTCATCTGCTAATCGTCTTGATAACTCAAATATAAACTCTCTAAAACATTCACTTCTATCCATTACTTATCCTCCATATATTTTTTTAAATCAAAAGCATCTTCATCTGCATTATCTGTATTGACGATCTGTATTACATCATCCTCAATTAGTCTTTTTAAAAACCTTTTCACATTGAAAGTGCCAGACATTACTTTTTTAAAAGTAATGTCATCAACAACTAAACTTGTAAGATCTATATAATGTTTTTTCATTTAATCCTCTTAATCTGGGTTATGTAAATTCTGCCAAACATCAAAGGCAATATGAAACTTTTTCAATACCTTTGCTTCGTCGTTTGTAATGTTATCAATAGAATACACTTTTACTATTCTGCTACCACTAGCCATTTCTAAAAACTCATGTTCAGCATCCCAAGTATCATCATCATCTATACCATAAACTTCTGTAATGATATCCTTGTTAGTCCAATCATCTATGTTAGTAAAAATAGCATATTGGTTATCAGTAAATTCTCCGTTGGCTATTTCAAATGTTACTAATTTGTTTTTCATTTAATCCTCCTCTTTTACTTTTTTAGGATCAAAAGCATCTGGGTGTGTAGGACTGACATAATCACTATGCCAGAATTCTTGATACTTACCATTGTCGTCATACTCTGGTATACCACCTTGCTTTTTTAAGTTATAAAATCGAATGGTGTCTAGCATTGCATCTTCTAGATCATCTACTTCACCAAGCGTTATATATCTTCCCCCACTCTCTCTTATACTTTCTAATATCCTTCTCATCGAGTTTACTGATTTAAGAATATGTACGTTGGTTGCTTTTCTCAAATCATCATAAGGTTTGTTTTGTTTATTAGTTTTTTTCTGCATTATATTCTCCATTCCATTCAGTTAATAAATCTTCACAATGTTGCCTTGCCATAGATCCGTGTTTGTATTCTATTTTATTTAAAGCAACATCGTTTGTAGTATCTTCAAGGTGTTGAGAAAACTCTTCCTCAACACCAATTAAAAAGTCTTTTAATTTACTCATCTGCCACCACCTTTCTTGTCATTACATAAGCACTAATACCAGATGTGCTTTTAAGGTTAAAAAGAGAAGCAAATTTCTTACACGCATTGTAAGTGTTTTTAGCTTCTAGTGTTCTTACACCATGTTTGTTGTGTGATACGTAATATAAATACATTATTTGCCTCCTAGTAAGTAATGCTTTTCAACTAACTTAATAAATTTATTTCTAAAATCATGAAAGTTATCTACTTCTTTTTCATCGTTCCAATTGATATGAATATCAATTATTTGAGATAAAAAATGAGGTAGTTCACTATCCACGTTATGAAAATCACTATCGTTTAACTTACCCATTTTCTCGCTCCTTTTGTAAATCAGCTTGTTGATTCCAATAACGATCCTCAATTTCAATAATATTGTTCAGGTATGTATTAACGATGTTTAAACACTCAACAAGTGATTTAGCTTCTACTTTAGCAAAATCAATCCATCCCTTATCAATATATCTTTTTAAAGCTTCTGCATTGGAAGTTACAATTTCTAAATTTGTTTTAATGTGATTATAATTATTTCTAGGCATTTTTTTCTCCTAATATGTTTTGACCAAAATCGGTCAGATCCGTCCACTTGTCTATATAACCATCTGTATAACAATCTGAGATCTCGCAATCTGGATCGCCATTAAATAGAATGATATTACACCAATCAGACTTTTCACCTTTCTTATGAATATGCACTTCAACAATTCCATCGACACTATGTATGTGATCCATGATTTCATTAAAGTCTGTACTACTCTTACAAAGATGATCTCCTTCGCAAAGCAGTTCCCAAGACCAACCATCTTTAAGGGATTGTTTTACCAACTCCTCAGAAGCTGATTTTATTTCTGGTTCTTTTGTACTTGTCCAAGCCATTTTGTTCCTTTCTGTAAATTAAAAAAATGTCCTATTAACTATTATCTTCATGGGAGAAAGAATGTCAACAATAATTGTATTTTATAAAAAAATAATTTAAACTGCCGTTATGAAAGAAAGTTCTATTTGGAAAAAACTGAACCAATTACAGAAGGTCAATAAACGTTGGCACTTAACTAGAATAGAAAGTCTTACTATTCAGGGAATCCCTGATGTTCACTGTTTAATAAACGGTCAGAGTTTCTGGTTAGAATTAAAATCAAAGAAGGGTAAGAATTTAGGATTATCTAACTACCAAATTAATTGGCATATTAAACACATCTTATCTGGAGGCAAAGTTTTTATCTTGGTTCCGTGTACCTTGGAGCAAGGCTTCGAAATTCTCAAGATCCGTGTACCTAGAACAGAGGTGAACGGATGTTCACGTTTTGTTCCACCCCTTCGGGGTGGAACTCTACCAGATAGTGAATCTCTACCAGATAGTAGATCTCTACCGAATAGTGAATCTCTACCCTATATTCACATATCACAAAACAAAAATATAGAAGAGTTAATTAGAATCATTCTAAAGTAAATTTAAGCCAAATTTGTTCTTACTTTGTTCTTTTTTCTCTGGGAACTGTACCACTTTTGTTCTTTTAAGCAGCAATAAAAATAAACTTGTTTAAAGATCTCATTATGATAAGATTATATTTTAAATAACAGAAAGGTAAAAAATGACTTATTTACATATATCAAAAGGATCTGGAAAAATGTTGGGTCTAGACTCTTTGAATACTGATACGACTAGTATTGATTTTTGCAATGCGATGTTTAACAGTAAAAACCCAAATATTATTTGTAGTAATAAAAAAGATAAAGGTTGTTATTCTCAACGTATGCTAAGAACATTTAGAAAAAATTGTATACCTTTATTTAAAAGAAATTTAGAGCGATTAAGTAACCTTATTGATTGGGATCTATTGCCTAAATTATTTACTACTATATTACGTATTAATTCACACGGTGAGTTAAACAATGAAAACCATTTTTTAAATGTTGTTAACATTGCCAAAAAAAAT